AGCATTTCCAATTCGTGCGCGTTGTCTTGTTTCTTGTTGATAAAGCTGGAGATTTCGCCCCACAACATGCGAAACACTGAGCCACCAAGGAATGATAGAAGTGCGCTCATTTGTCAGCCTTCTTGTCCAGCTTGTCGGAGATCTCACGGAACATCTGGCGAATCTCTGCGGCAAAGTCTTTGAAGTCGTCGCGCCGTGTGTAGTCCTTTGCAATTTCTTCGCGCAAGGCTGAAAGGTCTGATTGCAGGCTCTTTACAGCGTCCCAGAGTTGACGAGCGAACCAGCCGGTAACCGCCAAGACGGTGCCCGCTGCGAAGTTGAATATGTCTTGGTAGTTCATGTCATGTCATGGCCTTGATGTGTTTGCCAGTTGGTGATACGGCATTAATCTCGCGGGCGATGGCTACGGCCAGCGCATGCCGCGGGTGCTGGGTGTCTCGCACCAAGCGCTCCAAGGTGTCGCTGATAGTCCACTCGCCACGATGAGGCCAGCCAAAGACCAGTGCCCAGGTGCTGTGTGCAATCAGCACATCCAAAAGCCATGCGGGCAGCACAGCCCAGAAGTAGCGCCATTCGCCGCCCTCTACGCAATCAAGGGCGGGTTTGAGCAATAGGAGGAATAGGGTTATCAAAGCTGGTCCCTCAGTGCGTTGATTTGGTTGTCAAAAGCCTTGACTGCTTGATAGCCATGATTCACCGCCAGCACCTCAGCCGGTGCGTTCATTTCCATAAATGTCAGCATGAATTCCCGAGTAGCGCGGGGCATAAGCTGCTCGACCTCTAGTGCCTTTATCTGAGCGCGGATGGCGTCTTTAGGGTCTTGAGGCGGAGGCTCTACAGGCTCTTCGGGCTTTGCCAAAATCACCCACTGCAAGCCATCCCATGCGGCATATTCAGCTTCACTAACAGACGGAGGGGGAACCTCTGTGCAATCTGCGGGAATGAGATAGACGCCGTTTTCAAGTGGTGATAGGTCGGAATCATCCAGCTCTACGGGTTGCACATAAGCGCCGTTAACGCCCGAGAATGAGTAGACGGTTTTCATATCAATACTTGATGCAGGCGAGTAGCGCGATATTTCGTGGGCGAATTGATCGAATGAAAGACGATCCGATGCTGTTAGCCGGGGCTGTATAGGTCGAACTGACGAAGTGATGCGAGATCACGCTAGAAGGGTTGCCCGTCTCATACCCGAGCGCTGGCAAGTTATTGTTTGTCCAATCGATAGCACCAGTGACCTGTCCTCCATCGTCATCCACCAAAATTTGAGTAGAAATTTGGGATGTACCAATGCCACGCCCAGAATCAACTCCTCGACCATCGTCAAGGCACCGCAAAAACTCACCGCGAAGGTCTGGCAGTTCGAAGGTTGTAGAGCCATCACCCGCTCCAAAGGTAGTGCCGATGACGGCGAACAGGGCAGCGTATGTAGTCCGCGAAACCAATGCACCGTTAGCCTTGAGGAATCCCGTCGGAGGCGTGTTCCGGGCATAGAAACCGACCCATCCGGTGGGCACTCCGACGGCGGCACCAGCGTCCTTGCGGGCAAATGTCAGCGCGGTCGTGCCAATGGTGATGGGGCCGTCGGTGGTCAGCATCCACAACGTATCAGCCAGCGTCACGCCTTCCGAAACCGCGCATAGCACTCCCGCCACGACCTGCCCCGTAGTATTGGCATCATTGGTACGGACCCACGCCCCCGCTGCCGCCGCGTACCAACCGTTGTCTGCGCCCACTGATTGATTTTTGACGAGAATGCGATCATCACTCGTAAGAGCACCAGACCAGTCCCCCCCAGCTTGGGCTCCCAACCCGGAAAGCGCAATGTTGGCTGTCGTGGCAAAGCGTACAGGGTCTTTGATCGCGAGGGGTGTAGCTTGGTCCACTACCCACGGAGCTGCCGGAGGTATTGCCGTGTTAGCGGCAATACTGCTTTTGTAAACTATGCCGCCCGAAACAACACGCGCATTCAACGGCCAGCCACCAGTAAGCGCTTGCCACGGCGCGAAACCGTATTGCTGCAATTCTCCAACTGCCGCCGTGACCTCATTGATGACGCCGTTCATTTCCTTTCGGCCAACGGGGCGGTAGCTGGGGTCGGTGTCTAGCTTCTCATAATCCGGCGTCCACCCGGACGGCAGGGATACCTTGCCCGTTCCCGGGTCAGTTGCGGCGAGGGTTTCTTTGTCGCCAGTGGCGGCGAATGTGGTGGTGTAAATGCGTGTCATAACTATGTAATGTCTCCAAAGTTTCCATTTTCAAAATTGGGGTGGTTAACACCGAAACCCCACGATGGTTTGACCTGTATCTGCCATTTCGCGCCAACCCCGGAGGGCCGGGGCAGTGCATCGGTTTTGTTCAGCAAGTCGCGCAGTTTGTAATTTGGCGCGGCTGTGAAAAAGTACGTGACCGAGCTCATGTCGTAGCTGTCAGTGACCGACGCCTGACCCGGGCCAAAAACACTAGCCAGAGCTTTATTGATGTTGGGCAGCGTTGGCCGCTGGGTCAGCTTGAACCAACGCAATAGCAGTAATTGCCGGGCCTCTTGCAGGTCTAGCAGTGTCTCGGTGTCGGACAAGATGCCGAAATTCCCGTTTTCGAAGTTTTTCTGATTTACACCGAAGCCAAAAATCTTTCCCGTGATCCGCTTGTCACTTTTCAATGTGATGGGGTAGTCCAGAATCCTAGACCACACCGACAGGCCAAATTCATTTGCTGTTGTCAGGTCGAATACGTCGCGCGTCCAGTCCGTCCAAAAAACTTCATTGGCCTGCGTTGCCTCTGCCTGCTCAGCCTGTACCAACGCCACCAGGTTGGGCGCGTTTTCGTACTGCCACAATATCGCTTGCAGTAGGTTGACGCTTAGGTCAATGGGCTGGACGGTTGTTGTCACGGGATCAGTACCGTTACAGACGAAAGTTGAGTGCGCGCCACTTCGTTGGGCTTGATGTCATAAAAATCGGTTGACCAAATGCCAGTGCCCACCAGTTGCAGCTCGACTTTTCGCACGTTCAAAGTCGGCTCTTGCTGATTGATGATGCCCGCAATCTCCCAAGGTGAAACGTCAGTGCCGACCGTGAATGACGGGTCGCCGTTGAGCAGGCCGTTGACATAGTTCATCACCAGTTGAGGCACTAGGGTTTGAACGTCCATCGAAGACGGCCCCATGGTCACGCGAATCAGTAACGGTTTTTCTACCGGGCGGTCAAACCGCACAGGGTAGAGCCTTCCGTTTGTCGGGTCTGCGACCTGGACAGTAACCGCGCCGTTGTATCCGGCCCCTACCGTTTTCGTGTTGAACAGCACCTGCGCAATTTCCGCATCGGTCCCGCCGTCAACGCAGACCCAGATTGAATGCGCGATCAGGTTCACCCCGTCAACAACAATCGGCGCGTCGGTGTAGTTTTCCAGCGCGTACAGGCTGCGCACGTTCGGCAGTGCGTACAGGCGGGAGGTGATAGCCTCCAGAACCGACATCGTTTGAAGCGCGAGTGTTCGGCGGCGGCGGCGGCGGGATGGAATGTCTCCCTCAACGTCACGCCCCTGGATTGCTGCCGTTGGATTGGATACGGTCTCCCAGCCCAGCACACCCGAGGCGATTTGATCTAGACCACCAATGCCCAAGGCAATCGGGCCTGGTACGAGCGCGACAAAGTTGCCTACCGCCGCCCCCGTACCGTCAAGAATCACCGCATCGGTGAGCGCGAATTGTGCGCCGGTTGCTGAGGCCGCAGCGATTGACCCGGCAGGAATGAGCGTGCTTGGTTGGCCGGTCAAGTTGACGCCGATCAGGCTTGACGATACAGCCGGGTTCCGAGCGCCACCGGTCAGCCGCCACAGGGCATCCAAAAAAACACCGCCTGCTAGGTCTGGATTGATCTGGTTCGTCAGCTCCGCATTGTTCCGGGCTACTGCGTCCCGCAGCTCAATCATCATCGTGGCAATGACGCCCTGCGGAGTGCTGGCGTCCATCGGCATATCCGCGCCGAAAGCAGCGCGCCACATCGCCTCGACCTCAGCGCGGGTCGTGCTGGTGTCCGGGACAATGGCCCCCGCAGAATTGATGTAGTTGAAATCAGCCATTGATGGAAACTATCCCGCTAAGGGTTTTGATAGATGCATTGTATGACAGTAGGCCGCCATTTTGGGTAGCTTCTACGCTCACAACCTCGGTAATCCACGGGGCCTGCTCTAGGCGCGCGCGCACAGCGGCGGCATATTGCACCGGCAGCGGGGTTGCCCCGAATGCGAGCGGGTCGAACGGTATGCCGTCCTGGAATTGGTAGATCATCTCCCCGCGTGACGTAGCCGCGTAGTGCTTTGCCTCTTGCAGCTCCGCGTCAATGCCGCCGAACAGGACTAGATTCCCGTTTGCGTCTTGAACAAGGTCGTTGTTTTGGTCAGTTTTGAGTGTTATCAAGATGGTCCCCCAGTAGTCCCGCCACCCGGCTTCACGCCGCCGTGGGTATGTGTTCCGCCGATATTGACGCCGTTATGCTTAACCCCGCTTGCATCAATTTTGAGCACCTGCCCGCCCGCGCGCAGCTCGATTGTTCCCGTACCAATAGCAATGCAGGTCGCCCCGTCCAGACTTTGCAGGGTCAGCGCGTCCGCGTCACCACCGGCTACCGTCCAGCCTTTCAGCGAGTCGGGGAAGAACATTGCATCGCTGAAATTGTGGCGGCGTACGGTGTTGGGCCAGTCCTGCTGGCCTCCGCGCTGCATCACGAGGGAGATATCCCTGTCGTTCGCCTTGAGCCATCCAAAGTCTCCCGGCTTAACCGGCAGGCGCAGGAAGAACCCGCCACCGCCGTACCGAAAAACGGGCACATTGGAGACTGACGCCCGCGCGCGCTTGGCCCCGTCCGTGGTCCCGATCATCACCAGCGGTCGGAGTACGGCCCGGTTCGAGGATTCGTCGTAGCTAACCACCACAGCGGGCAGCATGTCGTCCAAGTTGTCGCGCGTCCATGCAGCGAGGAAGGCATCCAGCCCACCGGCGAGGCTCCCTTCGTTTGCGGCGTCAATGTCCGGCGTGTTGATTGCGTCGCTCATAGTCGGCTGCACTGCGCTTGGTAGAAAAATGGTTCGTCGTGGGTCGCTACGTCAAACTTCAATTGGTCAATTTTGTAGTCGCCGTTTAGGGCTTTGTTCTGTTTGGAGTCCAGCCGTAGCGTCCCGCCCAGCCGCGTTTCCCGGTCAATCAAGAAAGTAACGTCTAGCCCCTTCCCGGTAGCCTTGGGAATGCCCACTAGCCCACTGTCGAGCGTGAGAATGCGCATAGCCCCGCGTACTGCGGCCTTGGCGTCCTTCACGACGAGCAGGTCATCGTCAATGTAAGCTGACACGCCGCCCATTTCCGCGAGTCGTTTGACCAATTTTAGGGCCGGTCCGGTGTAACTCCAATTGGCGATGCTCTTATTTTGGGCTTCCATAAGCAAGCCGACGCCTAATTGCTGGGCAATCTGCTGGGCGATGGAGCTAAGTTTCGAGATTGGCCCACCGGAGATAGACGCCACGACCATAGCCTGGGCGTTTTCGGTCTTGGCCTTGATATTCAGGGCTACGTCGGGCGGCGATGTGGGCGTTGCGCTGGTAATGTCTCCGACGAACACGCGGAAAAACCCGTAACTGTCCCGACCAACGTCCAGAATCAACCGGCGCGGCGTCTTGGTCTTGGCAAACGGGCTGGCGTCGGTCAGGATTCTGTCACGGGTCGCCATAGAAAGCCCCATGATTGTCACATCGCAATCATTTTGCAGCGGGTTGGCGTACTTTGTCCCGGACGCCTTGATATTCAGGCCCTCGTAGTACGCGATCCGGTTGTCCAGCTCGATACCGACACGCACCCGGCGCAGGTCTACGGGTTGTAGGTCAGACATTCAGCCCCCGCATTTCGTCCGGCGTCCAGTAATACAGCCGCTGTGTCGCGGTGAATTGCTGCCAGTCCGGCAAGGCGTCCTGCTCCACGGTGAGCATCAAATTCCCCCGCTCGATTCCGATATATGGGTAGGGCAAAACGAAGTCATCGCCCATGATGCGAACGCCGGAAATAATCACGACCTCATTGATTGACACATCCGCGATCATGCTGGTGACGGCCTGTTTGATCGTGACCACCCAGCGGTTCCCGTCTTGGGTAAATGATAGCTGTTGGTTGGCCGTAGCCTGTAGTGGTATGAGTCGCATCAGTTAAAAATCCCCGCCAAAATGCTGCCTTTTTTCTTCGGCGCTGCGCCGTCATCTGGCGATGTTTGCTGCTGCCCACGCTTTACCGTGCTGGCCTGCTTTGCATTCTTGGTCGTGCGCGCGGGCGCGTCCCCATACACCGGGGTTACGGTGCGCCATTCGATGAGGCTGATGTCCAGCATCACGCCGTTCAGGTCGTCCGCTTGCTCGGTGTGGGGCATGGTCTCGATAACCATGGGCTTGTACGTGCGCACCCGCGTCTGGACGATCAGCAG